CCATAGGCGGAAGCGATGTTTTAATTCCAGCACGAATAGAATCAATAACAGTTTTGTTATCTTTGACGTACTTTTCAATTTGACCACGAATAGATAATTGTTTATCTTTAGCGCTTGCTTGTGCAGTAGTTTCTATTTCAAGAATCTTCGCATCAAGCTTTGCGAATCTCGCAAGTACACCTGTTTCTTTATCGCATAATGCTCGAACTGCTTCTAACGGAAGATTTGTCCATTCACCCTGCAACTTTTCGAACTCTCCGAACATTTTACTGTTCTTCAATTCTTCTTTCGCGGCTTCACGAACAGCCAAAAGCAGTTTCTTCTTCTCTTCTTCGTCATCTGCACTATCAGGAGCATCTGATTTGAATGCCGCAGAACCGAAGCGAAGATCGCGGTGCCTCATACTTCTGTGGAACGCTTCGCGAGGCTTATTTCCACAAAGAAAAAATTTATGTTTCATCTTTCTTTAAAATTTGAAGTTAAGTAATTATAGTCAATGCCCTTCTTCTTGAGTTCCTTGACAGGTGCAATTTGCGAGCTGTTTTCATAGAGAGTCTTTTGTCGGGCAAATAAGTTTCTGGCTTCGAGTTGTATATCTCTACGCAATGACTTAATGAAATATTCGATTTCATCAGTGAGTTCAATTTCTACTTCATCGAACTCGCTCTTACTACGTACAGCAAATGTTTCAGGATCTGAAGCTAAACCAACAACTGAAATTTCATGCAAGTTAGCTTCTTTATACCAAATGGTATCATCTTTTTCGTCATACTCTGCAGTTCCCCAGACAGGGTAAAACCCATTGGAGAAGTTATTCAGTGTCCCTGAACGCAACTGTATCAGCACGCGGTCTGCCGAATCAACTTCGTCCAATGGTTTAGTTCTGAAACGAAGTCCTATTTCATCTTCCTTAAGCATCTCAATCAGAGATAAAGGATCTCCTTGATTATGTTGCCTAAAGAACTTAATCTTTTGATTGGCATTTGAATCTGGACCTCGTAAGTCAATGCTGCGCTTCCAAGCACCTTTCATAAACCTCTCTCCATAATCGTTCTTACTTGACCATATAGAAGAATACCCTTCTACTTGTCGTTTATCCAATAATGTTAAAAAGTCTTCAGGTTTTGAATATTGTTCCATAGAAGTAGCTGAACTCCGCATAATAAACGGAGAACGGCGTTTAGCTTCTAATATTTTAGGATGAAGTGTCTTAGACATAAAAAATACATTTATTCCACAAAGAAAAAATATTAATGGCTATTGTTTTAAATTATTTGTACTTGTAGTTGTTTGCGTACCTGTATTTACAGGTGCAGTAGCAATTTGTGGAGGCTCGTAATAAGTATCCCCATCTGGAATAGTATCCATATCAAGTCCTTTCCTATATTCATTGAGCGTTATCACACCATCTTTATACTGCAAATCAAGACCTTGCGTGCGGTAATAATATCCTTGACCGGCAGCCAATATAGCATCTTGCATAACCGCAAGATCACCGTAATACTCCGTTACATTTAAATCGTAATACAGAGAATACTGCAACATATCCCTACTGTTTTCAGGTATAGTAACATTGTTGTAAAGCCATCTTTCGGCAGAAGTTCTATTTTCATAAGTAGCGTTCTTGCCGCTCATTAATTCAGCAGGGTAACCATACCTATCGCATATAGCATCAACTCCGTCTCGTATTGTCGCTTTGGTATCAAGATCTTTCACAGAAAAGCTCATAGGATTCCAACGCAAGCCATGCCGAGTGACTACATACTGCCACTGTTGCCACGAAAGTCCGTATTGAGCTAAATCATCCTGAATCTCTTTCTTCTCTTTAGGGTTTAGGGGAACGTACCCAGCAACAGGGTCTTTGGTTGAATCTTGGCTAATAAAACCAAGAGGTCCTTTCTTTCGCAACAAAACATTGTCTGCTTCGAAAGCAGCGAGAATATTAGATATTGCCCATTCGAGACCGGCTACTTTGGAGACAGGCAATCCCAGTCCATCACGCTGTCCCATGTAACCGTCTCGAAGAACTATGACCTTTTCAGAAGGTATTATTATTTGAACACTGTATTCTATATTGAATGTAACTCGCCACTCTTTAATAGGGTTCGGGTTTTCCACAAAAGAAAAAGTATCATTGGGTATTGGCTCTGCGTATAGTGGGTCTATATTCCACAGATAATTAAATGACTTATCAGGAGAAGATGGAAGTTCCATTTTATACACTAATGAATAACCGTATGTCTTCTTATGAACCATTTGCTCGCCTCGGAACTCGTACCACGTTTGCAGAGGATTAGGTTGCATCATTCTCGATTTCACAGCTTTGGCGTACCTGCTCGTATCATAGTCTTTATCATCTTTGAGGATTTCAATAACACCATTAAGATCAGCATTGGTTTGCCTATCAATAACAGAAGCCAACGGAGAGCAGAAAAGGTATGCCCAATACTGTTGTTGCTTATTCTGCAAGTTTTGCCACACTGCACCGTTTTTCAACAATTCATTCAATAAGAGTACGTTCCCTTGACCATCTATAGGAATGAAGCCCATATCAGTCTGTTGCAATACACCTCCTCGTTGCAAAGGAGGTGAAGTCCAACTGATTGGCGCACCAGAATTAACAATCTCAAATTGTCCTTGCACTTTTTATGATTTAATTCCAACAAAAATATTAGGCGGCAATGGTATTTCAATTTCAATCGGCTTCCACAAATGCAAACAAAAAGGATGCATATTCACGTATTCACTTTCAGGCGGATGCAGTTGTATTACAGTTTCATCTTTATTCCAGAATAAATCTTTTATAAAACACATCTCTGTCCATGTAGGACAGCGCGAAGGATCTTCCCTTTTGCGCCCAACAGTTACGCTTACATGCTCCCATCCCTCACCATCAGAAATCTGGCAGCGCAGTTCATAGTCTGCAATCTTGTAATGCGGTATGATAAAAAAGCCGTTATTGCCGTAACTTGAATCTGAACCCAATAATGAATGTTTTATTAATCTGTATCGCTCTGGAGCTGATTTCATTCTTCAAACAATTTAGTAGAAAGTGCATAAGCAAATTCAGTCTTCGGTAATATGGCAACTACAATACCTTGTATCTTGCATACAATGACTTCTTCGAATGTGACGACTTCAGAGCAGCAACACAACACTTTTTCTCCGATAACAATTCCTAATAATCTTTTCTTTTTGAACAAGAATAGATTGCACTCATCTTCTTGTTTTTTTCCGTTTTCAATATATGGCTTGGTTACATTTTTAATAGTTGTCATAATTTCTTTTTAAGCTCTTTAAGATTTGCGCGGCGACGTTTCCACAAAGAAAAAAATGCATTGGGCTGTTTTGCAGGTTTCTTCTCCTGCTTCAATGCTTCTCTACGTTTTCCGCAACACATATTATGCTCGATAAAAGTGTGAATAAACTCCATACCTGATAGCATCTAAGGCGTGATTGTGTGCATCTACAGGTTTATTGGTAGGTTTCCCTGTCTCATCTATCTCCCATATGTATTTCTCTTTCTCGTCTTTGATGTTTCTTCCGGCATAGAAAACATTATATTCTTTTAGCTTCTCGATGCCAGCGTTCAAACTTCCACTTCCTTTCTTAGCAGCAACAGCACGAACATCGAGCATCTTAAGTTGTTTAATCATGTGAGGGTCGTGTTCGCAGTACACTATACTATCGTCTGTGTAGCCGTTAGCAATCAGCACTTCCCTAATACGTTTAGCAGTCATACTTCCTCTTTTATATGCTATTTCTTCGCAGTACACATCTTCTCCATGCTTCTCAATCTTAATAACAGCAGTAGGATCATTGGTGTAGCCGAAATCAATAGCAAAGAATGGCTCTTCCCAATGTATCTCATCTATCAACACCCAGTCGGGATATATTAAACCCTGTACATTTCCGGTGAGCCCTCGAGCATACACGCGCCACAGTTCTTTATCTTTGATTCCCTCAATCTCATTGTGCTTCTCTTTCTCCAGAAAAGGGTTATGACGATGGTCGGAAATTCGCAGCGCTGTCCCCTTCTCATCAATGACTTTTTCGTGAGCCCAGAATCTGATAGTAGGGTTATAATCGACTATGCTCACCTCGCTTCTACTATCTAACTGCCACCACGTCATGTAATCGAAGGTGTTTCCCTCATTGACGAATAGTATTTGCCTCTTAGGGCCTCGAGCATCATATTCGGTCTCGTATGTTCGAAACTCCATAATCGCACCGCTGTGCCACATGATGATATGATCTGACTTCCGATACTGCTTTATAGCAGGCGCAAATGTAGGCAGCACATATTTGTCGAAATCCCTCATAGCTCCAGCCCGTAAATGCGGGAAGCTCATCGAAGTAACGGTAGCTGTGGGAGGCTCCTCATATCCGTATGTCTGTGGTGACGCTAACACAGTACTAATCGCACCTAATATGTTCACGGTTTTCCCAGAACTCTGACCTCCCTGATGGATAATTCTTCTTCGCCTATCGCACATCAACTTCAGTGTCTCCTGGAAAATCACAGATACTTGCATTTCGGCAGAGGTTATAGTTCCACAAAGAAAAAAATGTTATGCCTGCTTGTTCCGAGCCACAGGCGAGGCTATGGATGATGTTATGATTATGTTCCGAGCCACAGGCGAGGCTGGTGTGGAGCTACATATATATCTAAGGGAGTGTTTTCAAGCTCGTTCCATTGTATCGTTAGGTGTGAGCTTCCTTTTGATTATGTAGCAAATATAGGAAGAATTATCGAAAGAAACAATTAATTTTTCGCACAGGTGTAAAGTTTGGGAAGGAGTTGTGGGGGGAGGACTGCCCTAAGGAAAGGTTAAGAAATTTTTCTTAACCTTTTATTAAAAGATATGCTAATTACTTACTTGCTGCATATTTTCCGTTTGCTTGCTTGCTATATCCGATCTTGTAAAGCACATTTCTAATACGTCCTTTGTCGTGACCTGCATTGATGAGCATTTCTTCAGTACTTCCCTCATCCATCAATTTTTGCAACCATGAATTAACCGTATATCCTTCAGGGATTATAGCAGTACTGCCATTAGTACTACTATCGGTTGAAGTACTTTTGCTAATATCCTTACCGGTAACCTCCATTGCAACATTTTTCGGTAATTGGCCAAATAACCGTACGAATGATGCCTTCAACGTGCTTTTATCGTTGTCCTTACTTTCTTTGATTGCTGCTTCGATTGTTTCTTTACTGATACCAAATTTATCCATCAAATCCGCGAAAGCATTATTATTTAGTACATTTAAATCAAATGCTGCTTTCTTTTCCTTCTGTCCTTCATTAAATTTGTTTTTTGCTTCACGAGCTGCGTTTAACGTTGCTTCGAATGCGAGTAATTTTTCATCCGCAAGTACTTCAATGCTATCAAGTACTAATGTGCTTTCGTATGTGATTACTTCTTTCCTTGCGCCCAGGATTGCGGCATTCAACTTGCTTAATTCTGCTTTATCCTCATCATTCATTTGATATTCGACAACCGCGTTAATAGCAGCATTCTGATTTGCTTGCTGATCGGTAACAGGATTGCTTTGCTCCTGTGTTACTGTTTCTTCTGTGTTCATTTCTGAATTATTTTGTTCGTTACTTACTACGTCGTTACTTACTACGGGAACGACAATTTCCGTTTTTTCTGTTTTTTCTACTTTTGCTTTCATTGTTTTGAATTTTAAATATTACGTGAAATTAATTCTTTATTTTGATACTGCCAAATTAAAAATTAAATACTTTTAATTTTGTTTCCTTACTTATCATTTCGATTTTAAATTTTCCGGTTAATGAGTAGTATGTGAGCAAATAAATCGTACTTCCTTTAGTAACGATTATTTCCTTTTCCTCATCCTCGTTATACTCAATTTCATATTGGGTAATACAGTATTGATACTCTTTTGATTTAACGTAGTAAGAACCACCAAATAATGCAATTTCCGTTACAAATGGATTAAAAGCATTTATGTGATATTCCTGTTGCGTTAATTCAATATATTCATTATAAAGCATTTCCTTTACTCTTGCTTTTTGCATTTCCCTTATACTAAGCATTTCTGAAGTACTTACTGCAATGTCGTTTGTTTTCATTTTTCTGCTTTTTTGATTGTTTAAATAAAATATGTTTCCTCTTTTTCTACGCAAACAAGTACTAATATTACTGCGAATATGCAGTAAAAGAAATAAATGCTTTTAAATATAGTACTATTTACTATTGATTGATAATTGTGCCAAAATAGTAACGCGAATAATCCGCAAATAATGAATGGGATTATCCAATAAATAATAACGTTTATTAATGCTTTCAATGCTTTTTTCATGCTTTTTGTTTTGATTGTTTTCTTTAATAATTGATGTGTAAATTCTTGGTGAGAAACATTGTTACTATTACCCCGGTAATAATAAGTACAGCAACAATTATCGTTACTGCTTTCTCTGAAATGATACTTTTTTTCATGCTTTTTTGTTTAATGTGTTATTGAATACTTTCCATGTGATAAAAAATACTACTGCGCAAATCAGTACTAAATTGAATGTGGTAAATAGTACTGAATGCTGATACATACTTTCAGGATTGTACGGTAAACGTACAATAATATACAATACTAACGTAATTATAGCAATAAGCATTGTATATGCTGCTACGTTGTTGCATACATCTTGGATTCTTTCTTTTTTCATTTTTCTGCTTTTTTAATTGTGAAGTACAAAGTACGTACTTTTATTTTATACTGCAAAATATTTTTTCTATTATTTTTTTTTCAATGCTTAATTCTGTCCCTGAAGCAAAGACCAAAGTACAGTAATTTGCTTTATTCCAACCCCAATATTCCATTACACAGGAATTGAAAATTACTTCAGTAACGATATACATTGCTTTGCTCGTTTGTACTTTGATTTCCTCGTTCACTTCAGGGAACAATTTAAAGTAAGTATTGTATTTTTCATTCATTATTTGAATTTCGCTATTCCTCGTATGATAGTAATATATTTCTTTGATTGCATCATTTAATATTACTTCAGTAATCCCATTGATTTTTTCCGTTTTCATGCTTTCTATTTTTTTGGTTTAAAAAAGCAAATATACATCATGTTTCGTTAAGAGGTTGTTAATTCGTTAAAACGGCATACATATATATATATGACAGGAATTATTGGTAAATTGTAGGATGAACATTTACTTCCTGTCCGCCCCGGGATTGACAAAGACCGATCAAAGCATAGTACTATGTTATACTATACTACTATGTACGAAATACTTCCGAGGTCCAGGATAAACGCAGAAGCCAAATTACCTTTGCAAAAATCCCTTTTGACTTTTTTCATTCACACATTTTTCAAAAAGACGATTTCAAAAAAGGCGATTTTTATTTTGGCACATCAGATTCTTGCTCATTAGATAACAGTGCCGGTGCTCCATTCTCAATCACGCTAATATTTATAACAGCAGGAGCTCTGGTCTCATCATCCACATTTCCTAGATTTAATTTCCGCGCAACTATATTTGAATTGAAGATCCCAGCCATACCAAACTCTAAATTCTGTGCATATATCACTTGTAGTATTTTCTGTGCAACAAGATGATATTCTCCAGCAGCCGAATTCCGCGCTAATGAGTTGATGTACGAGACTGTTACTCCACAATGCAGACATAACGCTGGTAGATTAAACGGTCGCGGAACTTGCATAGCAACAATAGCTCCTGTTTGTCTAATCATTTCTTCCTTGAATATAGGATTAGCCTCACACCACATGAAATAGTCTTTCGCGTCTTCCCACAAAGATTCGGCGGAATTGCCGCTGACTTTACTTTTAATCATCCAATGATTAGTCGTTTGCTCTGTCATAACTTTTAATTTTCGGCGCTCGCGGTTTTCAAAAGAAATACAAACGCCAGTTTATGTCCCACAAAGAAAAAAATAGCACACATCTTGAAACTCTTCCAAGGTCCGCACCACCCTAAAGTTCCAGCCCAATTTTTCGCCTATCTTCTGAAACTCCTTTTGCGCATCAGAAAGTCTCCCTTTCGCAGTTTTAAACTCTATCCAAGTGATCGGCTGTGTACATAGAAAGGCGTCCCAAGTTCCTGGAACTATCCCTGTACTTCGATTGTTAACTAACTGTGCAACCCTATTAGTTCCCCATTGGTCGAGTTCGTTTTTGACTCTTCTGAAGTAACCTCTGTGCCGGAACATCTCGTTCTGAAACCAGATAGTACACGCGGACTGTAGTTTTATTTCACTCTCCATATTATGTAGTTATTTTCGATTTTATCGTACTTAAATCTCCTTTTTCGACTATTTTTCCGCACTTTTTCCCATATTTCGGCGAAATCTTCTGTCTTTATTGTTACTTTTTCGCCGACTGAGGCGAAGTAAAGTAACCTATAGATGTGCTGTCGCTGTGTCATAATGGCATATTTTTGGACAAAATGTCACTTACTACATTTTAGCCCATGCCAGGATTTTAATTAATTGAAAATTAATTACTTATACGTTGTAGTTTGTTGCCGGAAAATACTCAAACATAATTATATATAAGGATATTATGTATTAATAGTCTAATATGAAGACATTAACTATAGTTAAAATGACTATAGTTATATAAATTACGGGAACAATAATAACATAAATAACAACATATTACTACATTTATTATAATTCATTAATATTCAATCATTTAATGTGTTGTTGGTTTATAAATATTCAATCACCACAGGATCACACATAATCAGACTGATTTTTGGCTTTTTATATACTCTCTAAACACATAATTTTTATACTCTTTCATACACTTCTTACAAAATTCACCTTCACCAGGATAATCAGCTCCACAAAAATATAGCCCATCCTTGCGCCCATCCTTGCTCTCTGGATTCAGTATATGTCTTACTTTCTTCCTTCTAATAAGTCCGAGCTCATTCTTAGCAGCTTCAAACCTCTCATATTCTTTTTTTCTTTGCGGAATCCTCGATACGGCTTTCCCTTCTCCGTTGCGCCAAAAAAGCACATAAATCTGGGAAAATGAGATACATTCAGCGACAATATGAATCGGAAAGTCATCAGAAACTTTTACTTCATAAAGTTCCCTATGTTCATACTTATCACACCTTTTACATAGCGATTGATCTTTATAAAGATGTGCGTTACTATCTTTATCTAATCCGCACATAAAAAAAGAACTCGAAAGGACGCTGCCAATCGAGTTTGATACCTTAATTCTGTACTGTAAATGTCTCATAATATACCCCCCATAACTACACGAAGATTGTTCAGAAATAATTCCTCTTCTCCCCAAACATACGGCACAAGACGACCATACGGGATCAAGATCTGCGGCAAACCTATATTCTCCGCAACATAGTTATACAAATCAACTCTCCCCGCAAAGAGGTTATTCAGTGCTATTTCAAAGTGCATCAAGTAGTGCCATTCTATACCAGACACAGCAGAACGAACAGACCTGTCAACACAGTCAGCCCCTGCACTGCATCCAACCAAACCTACTGCTACTCCCGGGAGTGCAACGAGGACTTCAGTTTCTGAGTCCCAATATGCGAAAGTATTCTTAATGTCAGGATCTATTACACAAGGCGGACATTCCAATGTTAAGGAAATACGCTCATAAAGTTCTCGAACAACCATAGTCATATATTTTTTTCTTTGTGGAATTAATGATTTTACGGCTGCTCCTGCTTCTTCTCCGAATAGGAGCAGCCGAATGTTTAACTTCTTCCTCGCTTGTTTGAATACAGCAAAACGATAGCTTCTATGAACTCATCCATCTTCTTTCTTTCGCGAGATTGGTTGAACTCGTCGTCCTGCTCAATACGCTCTTTGTTGACAGTGTACTGAGAGTACCACATCAGCATTAACTGATCAATTACTTCCTGGAACATTATCTACCTCCTTTGCCGCTTCCTGCGGAGAAAGTCCGCGATTAAATAATAAATTAAGAGTTTCATCAGATATATCAACCTGTACAAGTTCTAATAACTCTTCACACCAGTTATCAAATTCTGCCTCTTCATCGAGGTGTCTGAATAATTCATTCTCCATATATCTATCAAATGGAGAGTTTCCAAAGCATCCTGCCATAGTTTTAGTTTTTAAGTTTAATTTTAATGTAAGCAATTATTCTGTCTTTATCCTGGATGCAGTTTTCGTACTGCTCGAACTTCTCCCACATACAAGAAGATATTATCCAAAAAGGATCACAGTCATTTGGAAATGCTGATCTCATCAGCACTGCCCATCTAAATTCAGTGTTCATATAATTCACGCAGCCTCCGCACTGCTTTTAATGGTGATAAACCTTCTGAGTAAAAGTCTCTTAAATTAGATTCATACTCATCTTGCCAAATGTCAATGTACTTCTCTGCTTCTTCAATCCAGCTTTCCCAGCCATCCTGGTCTATGCTGTTGAGGTACTCGTTTAATGTTGTCATTGTTTTGAATTTTTGTTATTTATAATAGTTAAAATTTGCCCTGCGTATTTAGGAACAATAGAAAAAGCCTTTTTCAAATGCCATCCTGATAAACGCTTTCCGCTGTTAATATATTCAGCATATTTAGATAGCCTTCTACTGTCTGGAGAATTGAAACCTACTCCATTCATCCACTTTGTTATTTCTGACTTTTGTTCATCAGACGTTTGATACTCATAGAGTACTACGATTGCTCGCTCCAACCATCTTTGATCAGTTTTGAGCTTTTCCTGTATTTCTGCTTTTGCGTATGTCATAATACACAAATATACATACATTCTTCAACATTAAATACGGTTTAACGATTCATTAGCCTTTGTACTGCATACTTTCCCTTTGGTTTGAAGTCGTCTGTAACCCATTCAGCAAGACCATAGTGATCATTGAAAGATATAAGCAATCCGCCTTTTCTTCCCATCTTTGTACTTTCTATGTTTCCTGCTATCGAAGTTTTAATTGCTCCATACTTAGTCTTTCCTTTCTGCGCACCGAGTTCATTCAATCTTTCTATTATATTATATCTATCGCACATTGCATCCCAAAGTTCATCTGCTGTCAAAAACACATCTCTTTCGCGAAGAACTGCTTGAGCATACTCAACCCAATGAAAGTTTTTCTTAAATTTTGATCTGTATCTTTTCTTTTCCGAATCTCTCATGTCGTTATGAGACGTAGAGCGCATAACCATAATTTTTTCTTTTTGTGGTATCCCGTTTTTTTGCTTAGATACCCAATCCAGGAGATCGCGCTCCTGCTCGAGTTTCTCATTTGCCTGATCGTATTCAAATTGAAGTTTTAAATACGCTGCTTTATATTCATCAACTTGAGGTTTAAGTTTTTGAACGTCTTGAGAAAGTACTATTATTCTTTTCTCAGAATCTGAGATGATGTTTGTTGCCAAGTAAGGCGTTAATTTGTCAATCATTATTTGAGTTTTTATTGTAAACTTCTACTGCTCCGAACTTTATATTCTTAAATATCTCATGCCTTTCGGCTAATTCTATAGCCTCTATTGCCATGTAAAAAGACGGAGTAAAATTAAGTATAGCATGAAACAATCTTGCTTCAAATTGTTTACGCTCGTTGTCGTCCATTTCTCTATAAGTCTTCATAATTTTCAAGCGGCTCAAAACCAGAACCATTATTTTTTTCTTTTGTGGGAATAGTCTCTTGTTGTTGTACTATGAAACCTGATCTATTTATTCTTTTTATGTGCCACTTCTTAGCGACAGCATTTCCGACTCGAATAGATTTCTGCTCATATCCAAGTTCCGTTAATTGCCTTCCTACCATTCCTATAGTTAGTCTTTGTTGAGTAAGCTTTTCTAATTCTGATTTTATATCTGTAGCTGATAAATACTCATCTGGATTATCATAAGAGAAATATCTTAATATAAGTTCTTTCTCCATTACTGTTACCTCGAAATTGGCAACATAACAGTTTAAGTACTTTATATCTTGCTCCAGAACTCTCCAATCAAAGTTATTCTTATAAAGCCAATATGCTTCCTGGAACAGTTTAGTTTTGTCTATAGAATTATACTTATCTTTATCAACATCGTCTACAGGAATAGGTATTATTCTTCTGTTAGTGATAGTATCAGTAACTACTTCCCGGGAGTTCGTTGTAGCACACATAGTAGCTATTCTCATAAGATCAACATTCATTTTTCCGTAAGGTTCCCGCAAAGAAAAAAATTGTTTGCTTGTTAGGTCTTTTAATTTTTGCACTTCCCTCTTTGATTTTCCACTCATCTCATCGTCCATTATGAACCATTTTTGAGTCATTAGAATTTCATCGTCTTTTCCGGCGTCTAATTTAGATTCAGCATAATAATGTTTTAATTTAGTAGGAAGAAGGCGGCGAAACCACTCTGTTTTTCCAGTGCCGGTCTTCTCACCGGAAAGTACGAGCATCAGCGGACTGTGGCTTCCATAAATAGACGATATTGACGAGACAATCCACTTTCTAACGAAGTACTCTGTGTATGGCTGAATATCATTTATTATAGTCGATGAAAGTTTATCTATTATAGGAGAACTAAATTCTCCACATCTAATTATTATTACTTCAGGAAGTTCTTCCAGGAACCTATGTATCGGATTGTAACTTTTAACGAAGTCTGAGAATATCAGTCTCTCAAATTCGAAATAGTTTATATTTCCTATTATCTTTTTAGCCGAAATATAAATTGAATTTAAGTCTTTTTGCTGCAATGATACTCCATTTAGTTCTATGAAACGAGTGATCAGATTTCTTTCTAATGAATAGTTAGCTGACAGAAATAATTCCAACTGTTCTATCACAGAATCTCCATCTCCTACATTTGCCTGCCCATCAAATATTTCAGATACAAGTTCTTCAACATCTTCAATTCCATCCTGCTCTTTTAGATTCTTAATGATAGCTTCTTTTCTTAATCCTGCTGCCTTAGAGTTTAATGTTGCTTTACGTACTTTTGCTGTTTGCTCTGATTGAATTTGTAAACCTGCTTCTTTACAGTAATAATAGAACGTTTTAATTGTTGCTACGTTTAAATTCTTACCGCGAAGACAGTAATTGTACTGTTTATCAGTTCGTATAATATTATACTTTTCGGACTGTTGCGAGACGATATGATAATAATCTCTTCCGTTCTCCCCGAACTTACTTGACAACGAAAAACCAACTTTAAGCCATGTAGAATAATCTTCACATAAATTTATCTTTCTTTCTGTTATCTCTTTAATAAGCTTCTCGAAGTCGTTTTTAGCAAACGCAAAAGATGCGAGCTTCTGCTCCTTTTTTTCTTTGGGGTAAAGAGCGAATATTGGTACATTCTTTTCAGAGATGTATATAAAAGGATCGAAAGTTACTCCAAATGGTTTAGATACAGAAATAGATTGAGGATCTGTGATAAGATTATAATTATATAGTAAATATTCAGAGATTCCAAGAAACGAATCTCTGTGCTTTTGAGGGTTTATCTTAAATAATACAGTAAGTCCGCGCCCACCTGAACTAACGAAAGCAGAATAAACAAACCTATCAGATGATATAAGTTTCTTTACATCTTCTACGTCTTCCAGATCGTCTAAATCAATAGCGATAAATCCACTATGTTCAAGCAGACCTACGTCTTCTCGTTTGGAGAATAAACCGGAGAACGTGACTCGTTGAAGGCTCCGTTTTAGAAGCCTTCGTGCTTTTTCATCTTTCTCATTTCTTATTTTATAAACATCATCTTCCCATCTTCCATCTCTTACTTCTATTAAATAGGCATCAATCGGGAAATTGTCTTCTGATATTACTTCGAAGACAGCTCCGAATAGTGATATGTTGCTACTCACTATTTATGGTTTAAAGATTATTTAATGGTGTTTCTCATAGGATATTAGAGTTAAGCATATTCTAACTTCTTGGTATTTTTGAATGAATAGTACTTTTCAAAATTATACTTAGCTAATTCGCGATGCCAAGAGTAATTGAAATATCTATCAGGAAATGCCTGAGCATACCACTTCTCTACAAATTTAAAGTACAAATCAAATAACTGTTCTTTCTTTATATCAGTCATCTCCATGCTACTTTCGGCAGTATCTATCATTCTTACTGCTGCCTCGAAGAAAGCAGAATAACTATTACGTTTAACATTCCTTAAAAGTTTTTCCAATTCAGGATCTTCACTTACTACAATAAAATCAGCATATATCTTTTCTTCTTCATACTTTCTACGATTAAAGATATATCCGCACTCTTCATTTGTTTCTGGTAGAATAGTTTTACATTGAATAGTAGCAGCATGAACAAAACAGCCGCACTGAGGGCACTCTTTCATTGGAGCAATTCCATCTGCCGGTCTTTCTGGATTGTTGAATATAAAGTGCCAATCGCGAGCATCAGACCAATCTCCATGAGAAACAGTGTTTCCACCCATGTCTATAATCTGAAATCTACTTTTAGGACTTACTTTATAAGGATACCTTAATTGATTCTCTCCAATCCATTCTTCAGTAATAACTCTGGAGCCTCGTCCGCACATCTGCAGCCACAATGGCATTGAAGTTGTTGCTCTATTTACTATTACTGTTTCTATTGTAGGTTCATCGTATCCAAGTGTTGCTATTCCAACGTTGCAAAGTACAGCTCCTGGAGTGTCATGAAACCACTTAAAGATCTTCGCTCGTTCGTCTTCTGGAGTTGTACCATCTACATGTCTACAAGGAATCTCGAATGTTTCAAAGCAATCTGTTATTTCTTTACTATGTTCAATGTTCACATTGTAAACTATCGCCTTCTTTCCGCGTGAGAATCTTCTATATGCAGAGACGGTACTCATAACATACTTTGTCTTCATAAATTCGGCAGCCATAGAAGAAATGTCATAATCTCCTGTACTTGCTATTGCTATCCTGGCTTTATCAATTATTTCTCTAGGTGATCGAGTTATATTCTGTGAAAGATAACCCATTCCTATTAACGTCTTTATAGAAGGTCCGGTAGCTAAAGCACCATAGTATTTATTCATTGGCTCTTTCTTGCTGCTACTTAAAGGAGTAGCAGTAAAGCCAATAATAAATTCTTCTTTAAATCTTACTTGTATCTTATTAAATGCAGCATTATGAGCCTCGTCTATTATTACCAAGCCTATATTCATATCATCTGCAATAATATTATCCAACCTTCTATAAACAGATTCGACCATGCCTATAAAAGCAGGAGTAAACTCTAACCATTTCGTTCCTGCTTTGATTAGAGACATTTCTTGTCCAAACATTCTCTCCATTGTTGCCTTACTCTGGTGCATCAATTCTTCTCTATGAACCAGAATTAAAGTTCTTTTACCTGTTTTCTCATAGAATCTATGTGCTAATTTTGAGAATATAACGGTCTTACCTCCACCTGTAGCTAATTGTACGCATACTTTTCTTTGCTTGGATAACAGTCTCACTGTATCCTCTATCAGATCATCCTGATATTGTCTTTTTTCAATGTTCATAATAAATTAAAATAGTTTTGTTTGACTCGCATCCTCAACGCGAGCCTTAGTATAGGAATTTTTTTTCTTTGTGGTATCTTTTTCGATTAGCAACATTATGTCTGACTGTTCAATATATCCTATCTTTTCTTTTCTGCAATGAAATGGCTCTCCTGTTCTTAAATTACGATAAAAGCCTATTTCATTATCATGGTCTTTAATATACTCTATTTGGTCGTGACGCTCTGCATATGTTATTTTGCTGAACAGACCAAACACTTTTTCGAGGGCTACGAGTTTTTTCATAAACTTAAAATAAATGCTCAATTAATTTTTCGTAAACAAATTCTCTATCTTCGTTAATTATTTCAAGTTGCTCTTCTGTCATATCATCTCCATTATATTTTGCTTTCGATATAAAAGCATCACAATAATCAGGATAGTCTTGGTGGTCTATTCCGTCAAACTCAATATTTGTTACGAGTTTATTATTAATAAAAAATTTGTCTTGTTGTTCTGGAGTCATACCAGTGATTAAAAATTCTCGTTGTGTTGGAGTAAGATGTGGCATAACGTTTTGAATTAACTCTCTGCTATGTAGCCAACGATTAAGTTGTTCGTGAGTAACAGGCAGCTCCATTTCGTTAAGCTGTCCTGTTATGTAGTGTGTTCTTTGAATAATCATCTTAAAAGATTTTTTGTCCAACTCTGAACGTAATTAAATAATGATTCGTCTCCTCTTGAATTTGTGTACTGCAATAATTGCAATTTTTCAGTAATGCTTAACTTGCTATAAGCATCAATAACATCTTTCTTCCTGGATGTTTCTAATAGTATTTCAACTAATGAGTTGAAATTGTCTGCTGCTTTTTTTGTTGTCATAATTAAATAATGTTTCCACAAATGTACATATATATATATTACCGGGAAATATTCATTCGTTAAAACTATGTTAAATCTTCATAGTGAAGTTTAACACATTCAAATAGATAAAAAGCAATTAAAGGCATTACTGCATTTCCTAAGCTTTCAATTCTGTCCAAGAGATAGGGAATGTCATTAGAGCTTCTATAAGTTCTGGGTTCAGGTATATCCCGTCTTGTTCGCCATCCCGGATATATTCTTGCAAATTCCCTCTGTATGTTGAACTGCCTAAATACCTGTTGCGTGCTGCTGCATTCGCTGCTGATTTGACTGGAGTAGGCAATGATATATATTCTTTCCCTGTCATGTTGCAGTCCAAATGTGTAGCCCGAAAGACTTTGCCATTCTGCATTATACCCGATTTCGGAAAGGTCGCATAAGACTTGCTCGAGTCCTCGAAAAGTGATTGCTGAGCTATTTTCAATGATAATGTACTCTGGTCTAAGTAACCCGCATACTCTAAACATTTCAGACCACAATCCGCTACGGCTTCCTTTAATTCCTTCACCTTTTCCAGCAATGGAAATATCTTGACATGGAAAGCCGCCACTAATAATGGAAACTCTTTCTGCATTTCTAAGAGGTCTAATTCCATAATATTGTTTTACTCCTGGAAACCTTTTACTTAAAATCATTCTTTGATAATATTCTATCTCACAGTTCCACAATGTTTTTATTCCTGTAAATTCAGCTCCTAACTCAAATCCACCTATGCCTGAAAATAAAGATCCATGTGTTAATTCTTTTTTCATATTTAATATTAAAATAAAGTTAGCTGCTCGTTCTGATAAATAGTTTTATAATTAGACCAAATTGCTTCCACTGTTTTTAATCTTGCTCCTTGAAGAGGCATTAAAGGTCTAAACGGTAACCAATTCGCTTTAGTATTTTCGCAGACAATAACTTGACCTTTACGAGATTTGCACCATTTAGCGAGATAAGGATAATCCATCTTTTTATTACTGTGAACATAAAACTCACCTCCATACTGATAAGGCGGATCTATAAAATAAGTAGCCTCTTCATTTGGAAGATTATAGTAAGTACCTTCAATAAACTTCCAATGCCTTATTTTGGTGATCTGATCTGCTATTTGTCGTTTATATCTTTCTATCTGTGGAATAGCAAATGAAGTTACTGTTTGTCCTGGAGAAGCTCCTGCTGTTTGACAGAAAAAACCAAATAGCCAAAAAGCTTCATCACAATCAAAGTCTTCGCGTTTAAATGTATCTCCCTTTGTTCCATTGGGAAGTTTCTTTATATCTCCTGGAGAACATTTCTGAAGCCATTTCCATATCTTTATAATCACATCATACTTGTCACATAAAGTCACATCATGTTCAAAGTAAGTAAGACTATATCTTGCTGCTCCAGCAAAAGGTTCAATAATCTTATCATGCATTGGAGCAGGATATAATTTAGCTAAACGTTGTTTTGAGCCATAGTACGGGAATGGCATAAATTGTTATTTTTAAGTTTAAGGAGTCGTAGCCAGACTCGAACCGGCTTTGGAGCAAAAGCAGAAAAAATAAACAGAAAACCCCAGTTTTTCCATATAAACTATACGACTCTCATAATTTACCAATCTCCGGTAGCTCCTGCACCACCAGAACTTCCGCCACCAAAGTCGAAATCGGAATTACCTTTAAGCAAATCTTCTCCTAATGTGTCTGGAAAATTTAAAGTTTCAAAAGACGAATCAGAATTAGACATTTTTTCTTTTAGTTGTTCATTTTCTTTTTGCAATCTTTCAAATTCATGCTTAATCATTTGCAATGTTCTTATAGAACATAATGATAAATTATCAGCATCTTCATTTAAAATTGCTCTTATCCATTGTTCAAGTTTACTTTTACTCATATATTTAAGTTTAAATGTTTATATTTTTTTCTATTCAACACCGAGTAACTATTCCTCAAAAACAAGTCCTTTGCAATCATCGAAAATTTTTTGCGTTTTTAGAAGAATGACGTGGTGAATTGCAACAGCAAAATTTTGCCATTCATTTGTTTGCTGTTGTAATTGCGATTTTGCTAATGCAGAGTTTTCAAGAACTTTTAAATCGGCTAAAGACATGTTATAAATAACTTCGTTAACTTTTGTCATGTTATATTTTTTTAAATTTTAAAATTTAGTTCCCGCTAAGAATAACAGGAACTGGAAATTGACTATTCTCTAATCAGAG